AAGGAGAAAAGGATAATGGCAACATTTGCATTTTTTATAAGCGAACAGGATGTTAAGAAAAACACTCCAATCGATGAAAACGTAGACAGCAAACTGCTCCAAACAGCAATGCGTACTGCACAGGATATCTACATTAGAGATATTTTGGGTTCAACCCTATATGACAAGCTGTGTGATGACATCAACGGGGCTGGATTGGCAGGAAATTACCTGACTTTGGTCAATAAATACATAGCACCTTGCCTGTATCATTACGTTGTGACTGATAGTATGCTTCCGATGACGTTTAAAATGATGAATAAATCGGTTGCGACACGTGGTGCAGAGAACGCAAATGCCATTGATGTTGACCAATTACGCATGATTGAGCAGCGTTATCAGCAGAAAGCCGAGTATTATGGTGAGCGTTTGCGCCTTTATCTGTGCGAAAACATGGAACTTTTCCCTGAATATAAGACCCCGGCAAGCGGATTGGATGTAATCAACCCCCAAGACCAAGCTATTTTTGGCGGTTTTATGCTTGGCGAGGATGAGGAATATAAATTTTTACGTGGTTTTTTTAGATGAACAAGGTAAGAATAAAGAACGAAAACAAACTAAAAGTATTTTTAAGTGGTAACGATAAACCAACTACTGGCAGCACTGACAAAAGCAGGGCAAAATCACAAGCAGATAAAGGCAACAATCGTTAATGTTGAGCCAAACATCAACACAAACGGTGAGCAGCTTTATCCGTTGATGCGGATTTTTCCTGACGGCTCTCAGGTTACCGTTGATAAGGTGATTTATCGTTTTGCCGTTGCTATTGCTGACCGGCACCGTGAGGATTTTTCCGATGCTGTGGAACGCATCTCCGATATGCACACCGTGATGCTGGATATTTACTCAATGCTGCGTTACGTTTATCGTGGCAACATCGCTGGAACTTGGGTAATAGCTGACAGCATTACTCCATTTTATGACGCACAAACAGACATCGTGAGCGGTGTGGCCTGTGTCATTGAATTTCACTGCAGTAATCTACGGGATTACTGCGATACCCCCAATAACAATTTAACATTTCCTAACATAGAATAAAATGAGTACATCTTTAGAATTTATCAGCGGCTTTACTGGCTGCAAAGTTATCAGCAACACATCTGCCAACACTGGCCGTTTTCAGGGCTTTGTAGTTAATGCCGATGCGGTAGTTTCTGCCTGCTTGGATGAGAATAGCGCAAGCCTTATGACCAGCATTGGCCTGACCGGGGTGACCTTAAAACAAGGCACATTCATCAGCGTTCAAGAGGGTAAGTATATCAGCAGCATCACGCTGACAAGTGGCAGCATCGTAGCTTACAACGTATGATAAGGCGCGGCATAGGTGTTCAAAGTTTTGTATCGGCAGGCGGTGGTGGAACTGATGCCGATGCACAGGCATTCATCACGGCTGCTGGAATTACCGATGCCACGCAGCAAAGTGCAATCAATACCCTTGTAACCGACCTCAAAGGCTACGGCATATGGTCGAAGATGAAAGCCATATATCCGTTTGTTGGCGGCACTTCATCAACTCATAAATGGAACCTCAAAGACCCCCGTGACCTCGATGCTGCATATAGGTTGGTGTTTTCGGGAGGTTGGACACACAGCAGTAATGGGGCATTGCCGGGAGTGAATGGTTATGCTGATAGCTTTTTTGCCCCAAATTCATTTACAACAAATAATTCGCATTTAAGTTATTATTCAAGAACGCAAGTGGCAGCAGGTGAGCGCAGAGAGATTGGTTCAAATAATAGTGCAGGTTCAGCATACAATCCTGAGTATTCGATAGCAATGCGAGAGGCAGCGGATAAAATAGTTGGTGTGTTAGGAGATTACAATCAAAGTAATCAATATAACCCAATAACTGATAGTAGGTATTTTGCAGTTGTTTCAAGAACGTCTGGCACATCATTAAAATCATATAGAAATGGTGTTTTATTAACCACTAATACCACAAGCAACACACTTACAAGTTCAACATTTAAAATATTTTTAGGTGCTGTGAATTTTGGTGGCAGTGCTTCAAGATATTCTTTGAAAGAATGCGCCTTTGCATCCATCGGTGACGGCCTAACCGACACCGAAGCCGCTAATTTATACACCGCAGTTCAAGCATATCAAACCACCTTATCCCGTAACGTATGATTACCATAAAAGACATAACCCCGGAACAATACAGCACCTACGTTGGTGTTTTGACAATCGAAGACAAGGACAGCCTTATCGGTCAATGGTACATGCCAGACAGCTTTTTCAATCCTATTCAAGATGCAGATGACAAGTGGGTGATTTCAGTAGAGGAGATTTCCCAGTGCATCAACCCTGATTTTATGTGGGTGAAAAATGTGCCATTGATTCCTTACAATCCCAAACCATCACCGCCATTCCCGTGAAAAATTTGAACGAGACAATTGTTGGCAGTTGGGTTTTGTGGTTAGCAGGCGCAGCAGCGGAGTTACTGCCAATTGTTCAATTCCTTTCATTTACGGCAGCTTTGATTTTATCCTGCATCGGCATTTATAAGTTTTTCAAGCATGGCAAAAAGTAAGGAGGTTGTAAAATGGAAACCGAAAAGCAAACGGAAGTTGGGCAGACATACGAAGTCAGCGAACAAACACAAGAGCAGCAAACCGTACGTGGGGCAAGGAAGATGAAGTTGAAGAATTACTTTGAACCAACACCCAAGCGTTTCCGTGTTTTAGGTGACAGCATTGCTGCTGCATCTTTGTTTGTTGCCGGGTTAAATCTTGACCACCCCAAGTTGATGTTACTGTGTGGTGTGCTGGGTGCGATTGGTAAATTCGTTACTAACTTTTTTGCAGAAGAATGAGGATTGCATATGGGATCATTATTATTTGTTGCTTTTGCCTGCTTATGCTTGGCGTTAGGTCTTGTGAGACACCAATCCAAACACGGCAAAATATAGATACCATGCAGGGTAAGGTGGATAAATACAAGGCAGAGATTGACAGCATCAAAACTGAATATCTTACCTTGTTAAATTCACGGGCTGTGAAGATAAAAACCTTGCGCGAAATCAGGAGAATTTACCTCCACGATACGCTGACCGTTGAAAACCTCATCGGTGACACTTCGGGCATCGCAAATTTGCTGTCCGAAAATGCCCTGATGAAAGAGATAATTTTTGAGGACAGCCTAATCATTGCAAATCAGGGTCAGGTGGTAATTTATCAAGATAGCGTTATTTCGCATTTAGAAGCCATTACAGCCACTCAAAAAGATTTATTAAGCAATTGTGCCAACGAGGTAAAAAAACAGCGTAAAAAGGCTAATTTCTGGCGAAGCCTTGCGGTGATATTTGGATTGGTAGCAGTTGCAAAGTAAATTTGTTCTATGTTTACCCTGATTAAACTGCAAGGAATACAGGAATTTTACTTTTGCAAGGATGGTGCGTGGCATCCCTCTGCCGAGTTAAATGCGGTGATTAAACCGATTATTTACCGCACGGATGCGGATGCGCGAAAAGCATGGGAGCGCATAGGCAAACCTGCAATGGTATTTGTGCAGGAAATAAAATCAAAGGATAAAACTCTACTACAATGAAAAATCTGCAAATATACCTGAACAGCAAAGGGGCAACCCTGAAAACCGATGGCATAATCGGGCCACAAACACTGACCGTATTGGACAGCTATATTAAAACTGAAATCAGAAACCGCAAATATGTTATGCCCGTTGATGGCCTTGTTTGGTTAAGGACTGACCAGATATTTTCAAATAAATATGATGATTTTGTGGTGTGTTATAAAGCTGGTCGCATTGTGTATGTTGCGCCTGCTTCCACAACCGCAGGGGATTTTTACATTTATAACCCGTTCACTGTTGGCGGTATCACGGGCACAGCGGTTGCCGTTCCACAGCAAGTCATCGGCTCACACAGATTTGTGACAAGTTCAAACTGGAAAACTTTGTGGTTGGGTGCGCCATACTTCATGCAGATTTTACCAATCACAATTCACCGCGATAGCAACAAAGACAGAAACGTGGACAAGATGAACAAGCAACACGGTCTTTTTGGCATAAACTTTCACAAGGGCGGTTTGGGAAATTGGGTGAACAAGCACTCGGCAGGTTGCCAAACCGTGCCGGACAAGGATTGGTTTGAAATTATCAAACGCTTTAATCCCGGTCAGGTGATTGACTTCACCCTTATTGACTAACCGCAGCAATCCTATCGACAAGGGTTGCCATATCTATTTTGCAGAGATACACCAATTCACCACACACAACGCAGGTAAGTGGCTTTTGTTTGGTGTTGCGTTGATCCGGCATAATTGCATCTATTTTGTAAAAACAAACCAAAAATGTAGGGTCATGATACGGGTCATCGTTTACAGATATACCCATATCTTCCAGCATCTCGGCCTGCTCATTTGCGGCAATGACTTCCAGACACAGCGGAATCTTAAACATAGAACTGCTGACAAAATGTGAACTCAGGCGTTACTTCGCTATCTCTTAAATTGGCGGTTAAGGTCAGCCACATTGAGCCGAGCGGTTTGGGTGGCCTGCCCCTTTCAATATGAAACCCACCAAAACCATCTTCATACTCCTCTTTATAGGTTGATGTTCTAATTTGGTGTACGTTGCGAGCCTTTATTTTCTTTTGATGGCTATCGTATACCTCAACCGGGTTGATGTGGTGGTAGAGTTCGTGAACATGGCCCTGCCAAATGCAATCATAACCTTCCATTGATGCCATAAATCGTTGGTCTTGGATGACACCTTTTGTCACCGCACCGCCACCACCAAAGCCGTGATAATATCGCAGTGTCCATTTGCGCCTATGACCATTATCTGTGAGGTTGAATTTAAAATCTACCACTCCACCATAACCGCCAGCGTAAACATTTGCCCCGTGTGTGGTGTTGAATAGGTCAACAAACCTCTGTATTGGGTCGGTTTCCAATGCTTTCAGTATTGCAGTTTCGTGGTTGCCGTAGCCTACCAGCAGAATGTGGTCTTTGTATGGCGCAAACCAATCCACCGCATCCTGAATGACAGCATCAATGTAGTTGGCTTTGTTGTGTTCAGGGCGGATATCTTTTTTTGACCTGCGCGGATCATATTTCCCCTGCATCATGCAAAAAGTGTCACCGTTGAGGACAATTTTACAACCCCTTTTTACCGCTTCATCGAGGTGATTTTTCAGTAATTCACGGTCACACTTCGGGTTATCCCAGTGCAAGTCACTCATTAAAAGTAGGTTGATTTGTTTGTCGCAATATACAGCGTGGATATTCCGGCTGATGCGTTTGGTTTCTTTGACCATCTGCATATAAAAGTAGTTTTATTCTTTATGTGTTATAAAGTCAACAAAAGCCAATAAAATAGGCAGTATATACAACATTATCCCGATGTCTTTCATACCCGATAGGGTGTAATTTTAGTTATACTTGGTGGTATTATACCCGATAGGTTATAAAAAAGCCTACCCCGGTTGGGATAGGCGTTCTTGTTGGTAAATGTAACACTCTCGCACCTTGTACCAATGCTCCACACTGGGCAAGTCATCAGGCATTTGGCTGTAATCGTATGGCTGTGCTTCAATGACTTCTTCTTCGCAAGGTGGTAGCCATCTCTCTATTGACTTTGGAATTTCACGTCTATTCAGCATTTTTACCTCCGTATTTTTCGTTGTACAACTCCTTAGGCGATTTAACCATTAGTAACTCTCCATTATCATTCATCTCAATTTGGTTTGCACAAGCATAGCCAAATTCAATTGTTTGCTGCCATTCCATTTCTTTGGCTTGTTCATAATCGTGTTGCATCACCCATTGTTCATGCATACCTAATTTACTGAAAAAAATATCCAACGCTGTCTGTTTCATTTTTCAATCTCCTTCAATGCAATCGTGTCACTTCCTGCCACATATACAGCAGGTTGAATTATATCTCCGTCATCCGTAATGGGAGTGATGCCTTTTTCAATCGACTGATAAGCCCATTTTGCAGCGTGTTCAATGGCAGCCATTTTGTTTTTCTCAACAACCCATTCATCCAAGTGGTCAAACTTCCATCGACCAGCCCCTGAACGGCATTGAATTTCAAAACCCATGTGGTTGAACGTCTTGCCGTACATCTGCGCTTCGTTTATGGCTTGGTGTTGGATTTGTTCTTTGGCCGCTTTGATTTGCTTTTCCAACCGAGTGAGTTGGCAGAACGCATCCAAAGCGGATGCGTTGCCTTCCTCAACATCAAACATCAATTTAACTACATCCGTCATGGCTTCAAAATTATTATTTCCTTCCAATTTCCAGCGTTTATCCAATCCACGAGTTTGCCGAGTTTATCGTGCGCCCAATCAGGAATGAACTTGCCATCGGTTTCAATCATTACTTTGGGGTAATCATACAGGCACCGACCAAGACCGAACTGCACCGCAGCCCTTTTCATTGCATCGCTGATGCCACCCTTTTCAGGTTCGATATTTGTCTTTGATGCACCGTCTTCACGGTACACTTTCCAGCCGTCAATATTAACAGTCAGTCGGCAGATAAAACCGTTACCGATTTCCCTAAACTCACTTGTCCAATTTGTCGGCCCGAAGGCAGCGTCAAAGCGTTGCATAACACAACGGTTGTTGATGTAAGGCACGATAATCAACTTGCCTGTGCTGGTCTGCTGTTGCACTCGCCATTCAATTTCATTAGGCTGAATGGGTGCGGTTAAAATGTCATTCATTGTTTTGCCTCCTTGATTGTGTTGAAAATACCTACAATAGTCGGCAGAATTTCAGCAGGGATGCTCACGCATTTGCGTCCGTCTTGTCCGGGTGCAAACTCCTGAATGAAATACACTGTGTCGCTGTCATCTTCCCAATCAATGTTGTAGATGACATCATCGTGTTCAAATTTGGCAGAATAGCTGCCGGTGTGTGTGACTTTTATCTTGGTTTCCATGATGCAAATATAATATAGTTTTTTATATTACAAAACTTTTTCTGCAATTTTTTTTATCAGGTCATCCGATATCGGTTCAGCGTTAAACCCTTTTTTCCGATATTTTTTCAGCGTCTTTTCAACTTCTTCATCAGGAACCGGCTCAAATGATAGCATCTCACCTTTCCAATAAACAATGGTTTTATAACCTCGTGTTTCAGTTGACATTCACAATCTCAAATGCGGTATCGATTACTTGCTGCTCCTTTTTGCTTTTGTACTTGCTTGGATTGTTCAATGCCTTTATCACGGTGGCATAACTTGCCACACCTTTACAGGCATCGACAACCTGCATTTTCATTCCTTTACGAGCGTGGATGAGAAAGTGTATTCTCTTTTCTTCGTGTGTCATCTTGTTTGTTTATTATGTGATTTGCAAATTCGGCCATTAAATCGGCCACTTCGTAAGCGTTTCTGTCGGTTCTGTCGGTCACCATTGGGTGGTTCCAAATATCTTTATTGTGTTGCAGCCATTCTTCGGCATCCCACTTGTCAACTTCATGTGTCATTTGGTTGCAATTTTAAGTAAAATTAGGTAGCCGATAAGATCATTCAAGGTGTCCTCATCAGGTGCTTCCATCCCGGTTGTTTTGATGCGGCTCAACTTGTCATCAATGCGGACAAGAAGCTGCTCTGTGTTGGATGCCTTGCTGAAAACCCGCACTGGTTGCAGTGCAGAGTTTCCATACTTGGCATTTTTGTCCAGCAATAACTTTTTGATGCTGTCACAGGTGGCTTCAATCTTCTCTTTCATCAAAACGGAAGATCATTTTGTTCACGCTCCATTTGGTCAATCATATCATTCGCAAAATTCTGCATGATACCACTTTTGTCGGCCTTAAATAAGTTCTCTTTCGGTTTTTGTTGAAAGGTGTAAGCCTTTCCACTACCAACATACACTGGCGGTGTCTTTGCTTCACGCTGTTCTTTTGTCTGACTTAATTGCAGCGTGTGTGTTTCGCCAAACTTGCCCTCGCTTTTGCGTTCATTCAGCACCAGTTTCAGGTACTTTTTTCCGTTTTTGCCCTCTGTGATAAGTTCCTTTGGAACGTCAGTCAGGCAGATGTCAATTACTATCATATTGCTTTTGCTTTGTTTAATTGTTTACGTTTGTAGATAAGGATATCCAGATGCATCACAGCATCAAAATGGGTGCGGAATAGCATAAGATTATCCACGCAATCGGTGTACGTTCCAAATTCAGTAAGGAACTGGGCAGAAAAAAGCCGATACAACCGGATAGCATAACCACCATCAGGCAATTGAACCACGTGGGGCTTAAATGGATTGATTATTTTTTTCATATTTTTGTCGATAATAATGACAACCATGTCTAACGCCATCCCATTGATGGTTTTCTGCCACAACAAATGCGTGTACTATTTGCTCCTTTTCCATTTCAATGGCTTCCTTGATTTTTCTTTCAAAATCATCGATGGAAATAATAATACCATCCTGTTGGCTGAAAGTGTGTTCTAACAATTCCTGTTTAAGCCACTCTACTGCTGTTAATTCTTTTTGTTCCATACTGCAAATATACAAAATTAAACCTCATTTACAAACAACTCAAAGTTATTTTTTATCGTTTCCAGCCGGGCAGCATAGCGTCTGTCGGTCGCTGCATAATCATCCACCAATCGGCAGGCGTGAATGATTGTTGAATGGTCACGGCCACCGCAAATCTTCCCAATGTTGCTCAATGAGATTGCGGTTTTGTTGCGGATCAGCCACATGAATATCTGGCGTGGTTCAAGTATTTCCCTTTTCCGCGTAGTGTGCGAAATATGACTAGGCAGATAATCAGCATATGCCGAGCGTAGTGCAAGATGTGCCGCTTTAATAGCTGCGTGTTCATAGGCAATTTCCATCCTCAGCATCCTTTCAAGTTCCTGAATGCGGATTTGTTGATGCCTGATTGTTTCTTTAAGCTGCGCTACCTCGCTCATGCGGAATGTGGTGCGGCTGTTTGTTTTAGGTATTTTGATTTTTGCTCTCATGTTCTATTATTTGAAAAAGTTGTAGCGCGATTTGGGGTACAATCGCATTTCCATAACCCTTTATGCTTTCGTTTCGCCATTTAGGAAAGGTAATTCCGTCCAATTCGGTGGGAAGCCCATCATCTCCGCTACAAATCGGGGATTCATTTGGGAACCAGCCCCAGTCACTTCCCCTAAATTTCCCTTCCCTCTGTCTGTTGCGCTGTCCTTGTATGCAAATACTCTCGGTGTTGGTAGCATTCCCAAATGTTTTATCAATCTTCCACTTACTGCTTGTTGACTCAAACTCCCTATTTCGCCTTCTCCCGGTGTCAATTTTTCCGTCATCCAATCCGATGCGGTTGGTGTTTTTAGCAATAAACCAAACCCTATCTCTTCTGTGCGGTGCGTTTTTGGCCGCAGCTGGAATAATAAACGGTTGAACTTCGTACCCTTCATTTTCCAAGTCAAGGCACACCTGCTCGAAAACCAGTCCGCCATCAATATTGACGATACCAAAGACATTTTCTGCAATGACCCATGTGGGTTTAATCTCTTGTATTGCTCGTAGCATTTCGCCCCACAAGTAGCGTTCATCATCTGTTCCCTTTCGCTTTCCTGCGAGTGAGAATGGTTGGCAGGGAAATCCCCCTGTGAGAATATCAATTCTGTTTGCATATTTTTTGAAATCAGTTTTACAAATATCAATGTGGCTGTCAGCATCCGGCCAGTAGTATTCCAATACCTTGCGTGGGAAATCCATCCATTCGCAATGGAATACGTTTTCCCAACCCATCCATTCGGCTGCAAGGTCAAATCCACCGATGCCTGAAAATAAACTGCCGTGTCTCATGATGCAAATATAGTATATTTTTTTATATTTTCAAATTTCACGATACAACCCGGTTGGCACATCATATTGGAATAGCTGCGAACCAACAGCACCCCAATGGCTAAACTTTACTTTTTGCACGTGTACTTCCACGCTGTTGTTTTGGAAGTTCCGATATACCGTGATGCCGTTGTCGGTCTTATTAAAAAAGTTTGCAGAACCTGCGATGTCATAAAGTGTGGGAACTTCATAAATACCGCCATCCTTTTTCTGTATTTTGCGTGGGTGTGCCACCAAAAAGCAATGCACATTGTAACGCTCGCAGAAGTTGACAATCTTATCCAGCGACTGACCGATATATTTAGTTTCGCTTTCGCTGTACTGATGTTCAAGTTTGTTCCACGCATCAATGACAAACCAATCAATGTTCCTACGGTTCTTTAATTCAGCCACCTTACTCAAAATACTATCCAGTGTGAAATCCTTTTCCGGCTTTACAAAGTAGATGTTGTTTTCAAGCAGCATCAATGCCTCGTATACTTCCACTTGGTTCATACGGTTGTGACCTTGAAATGGTCGCTGTGTGATTTTACGCATCAACTTACTGATGTGCAATTCAACTGGTCTGTTTTCGGGGCTATAAAACGCACCTTTCCATCCGTGCTTTTGCAATAATTTGATAAGGATATGGTCAAGAAAATCCGATTTGCCGTGACCGGGTACACCCGTGATGGTTGTCAAATATCCCTTGTGAAATTTCAGCAGGCTGTCAAATCCGGGCATCCCAGTTCCGCAACCCTCTGGCAATCCGTAGTTATAAAGATTTTCAATTTCAGGCAGGTAATCTGTAATGCTAAACACCCCAACCATTGGGAATTCGGTTGCGTTATTTGCAGCATCACGCAAGGCAAATGCACCATTCAGCAATAGATATTCGTTTGCATCTTTGCAATCAGGAAAAACGATGTAATCGCATTTGTCTTTTCCAAAACGCTCTGCAATCGCATTGCGTAGGTCAATGCCGGGTGCATCATTGTCGACCGCTATGTGTATCTTTTCGATATGGTCAAACGATGGCATGAAGCGGTCAAAGAAAGTAAGATTTGGCTGCGCACCATTTGGCACACTTATCACGTTCTCAATTCCAGCTTCGATAAGTGACAGCGCATCCATTTCGCCCTCAACTATCCATACCTCTTTTGCGGTTGCAAGGCAGTCGATATTGTATGGGATAAGTTCCGCACCTTTATGCATCTTGAAATGCTTTGCGCCATCCCGGTACTTAGTGTTTTTTAGCTGCCCATTCTCAAAGTAATTGAAGCAGATGCAATTCACTTCCTTGTTTACCACTGGCATCCACTCAATCTGTTCCGTGATTTGCATCTTGTTGAGCGTGGCTGCTGTGATGCGTCTGCTCTCAAACCATTTCAGCACCTTGTCGGATAGCGTGGTATTGTTTTTCCATTCTGGTACTTCGTATTTTACAACTTCAGGTCGGTCAATAATTGCGCCTTTCCACTGGCAGTGCTGACAATACCACGCTTTCTTATCCAAGTTGACAGACAGGCATTTGTCGGTTTTCTTTTTCCGGGTGTGGCTGCACTGCGGACAAAGTGTTTGCACTTCGCCTGATGTCTTTCCGGCAGGGATTTCGATATTGTGAAATGAGTAGGTCAGCATACAAAGTTTTTTAAGTGTTTAGGCAGAAGTCCTTTTTTGGGTTTATCTGCCAGCCATTTGCGAGCTGTCAAATATAGGTAAACATACTTTTTATTGTTTGCGAAATTTTGGATTTCATCAAGCGTTTCATCAATCTGTTCTTTTTCCCACCCATCGGCAATCAACTTGTCAAACTCCGCAGTTGTGATTTTCAAATGAGCAAAAGCCCTATATATATTTTCTTCTTCTTTTCTTCTTAATTCTTCTTTATTCTTCTTGTTTGTTGTTAGTTGTTTGTTAGTTGTTTGTTGCTCGTTTGTTAGTTGTTTGTTGTTTGTTTGTTGGTTAGCTACCTCATTAGATTGATAATCGTCATATTTACAGATAGTTACAAGGGTAAATTTGTTTGTTGATTTTACGATAATTTCACCGCTTTTTTCAAACTTTTTCAGCAACGTTCTTACTGATTGCTGTGAAATGCCTGTGGCTATTGATATGTGGCCTATTGATGTAATTAACTGCCCTCGCTTTACCTCATAGCCTTGCCATTCAGCATCAGCATGATTGGCTTCAAGTAGCAAATGAACAAATAAATGAACGGCTTGTGAGTTTTGATACCACCCCCAGCACATAAACTTGCGGTGTATCTTAATATATCCGTTTGTCATCATTTAATCTCCTTGCATACAATTTAGCACATTCAATGTAATAACGCTGCTGCAATCTTAATTTGTGCATCTCATACTTGTAAACGGGCAGATGCTCTTTAATTGTGCAGTTTTGCTTTTTGACTTCCAACTGGATGATTTGGTTTTCCAGTTCTTCCAGACACCGATTGCAGATATCGGCCGGGATAGGTTTGGGTTTTGTGATATTCATAAATACAAAAGACCCCACACTTTCAAGGTTGAACCCGGCTGGAAGTGAGCCGCCCTTTACTTGTGTGAGGTCTTTCTGGTTATGCTTTGTCATTGTCTTCCTAATTTCGGCACGGGGTTCAGTCGTGTTATTCCGATATGCAATTATAAAACAAAGATTTCAGATTTCCAAATTATTCGTTGCAATATTGTTGCTTTTCGTGGTAATCAATGTCGCTTTGTTCGTCACGTTCCCATTCAATGGTTTGGGTAATGTACCAAGCCCATCCCTTTTCCCATTCTTTGAACTCATCGGAGTTGTTCCAGTAGGGGTTTTCATCATTTGTTCCCCAGTAGTTGAATTGCTGACAGGCCTCATAGCCCAGTTCGAAAGGTGTTTTTGTGTTTTCCATGATTTATATTATTCTTTTTTGTAATATGCAAACATTTATATTTTTGGCAGAGTATATTCTTCACCCCTTGATTGACGATGAAATAATTCAGCCCAATTTGGGTGCTGATTACTAAATAAACTATCAATATAATTACATAAACTATAAAAGTGAGATCTTCCCACTTTGGGATATGATGGCTTGTAAATAAATTCACCGAAATTATTTTGATAAATTTTTACTTGAACTGCTGAAAACCCATCTTCCATTTTTACAGAAAGGGTTGTGATTAAGGTGTTGTTTTGTTTTTTCATGATGCAAATATAATATAGTTTTCTATACTTGCAATACTTTTTGTTAAATTATTTGTGTAAAAGTTATCCACAATTTCATAGAATAGATTATTTGCGAATAAAATTTGTAGCGTGAAGAAGCACACGAAAATTTATATGCAGCATTTCGGATACGATATAAGCTCATTCATTCCTTGCGAGGTTTGTGGTGCTGCTGCTGTGGACATTCATCACATCGAAGCACGTGGAATGGGTGGAAGCAAACACGCTGACACCATTGACAACCTGATGGCATTGTGCCGGAAGCATCACGAAATGTACGGAGATAGGAAACAATGGAAAGATTGGTTGCAGAAAGTGCATGACATAAAGATGAAACGTGAGTGAACAAATCCCAAATCATAACAGAGATAGCAACGAGCAAATGGCTGCCGGATTTCTGCCAAAAAGTAGGCAAGCACGTCGCATCCGATTTACAGCAGCATCTTTTGTTGTTACTCTGCGAGATGAGCGAGGAGAAAATCACGAACCTACACCAGAACGGCACACTGATTTTTTACCTTGTCAGGGTGGGTGTAAATGCAGTAAACGGCAACCGATATACGAAATTCTACCGTGATCATTTACGCACCAATGAAACGTTGCCTGATGACTATGATGACACCGCAGAGGATTATGATGAAAGTAATTTTAGGCGGATGCAGGAAGCAAGGGAAGCAATCAACTACAAAGAGGTTGCACTGCATTTCAACCGCTCCGATTGGTACGTTGAAAAATTATGGCTGCTATACAATGAAAACCGCAGCATGGCATCAATAGCCAAAGCCACCAAAATAAATTACAGAGAAATTTCCCAAATAATAAACGCCCTGAAAGCCCAAATAAAAGAACGCTACAATGAACTTGGTTAACATTATATCCGTTGCCGCCTTTGCGGTTATCCTATCCCGGTACTTATTTCCACCTGTGATAAGTTTTATGCTGAAAGTTCACCGACCGCACAGACCAGTTTATAAACCGTGGGAGTGTGGATTTTGTTTATCGTGGTGGATTGGACTTGCCGTTTTCATTCCACTTGCCGGATGGTGGGGATTACCTTTTGCTGCCTTGTCTGCTGTGTGCGGCTCTTTAATCGATAGATACCTATGACACCCGAACAGAAAGAAATCTGCCTACAACTCAAAGAAACCATCGAGCGTATCAATCGCACGGGAACTTACCACCTTGCGGCTGATTACTATGCAAAGTTGAACGAGGTACACCGCCAGCTTTATGGTCAGCCATTACCCGGTTGCCGCTCATGTATGTTTGACGCACTGAAAAAATTATACCGCGAAGCCAATGCCTAAAATAATTCATAGTGGCAACGCAGGGGATTTGATTTACTCACTACCTGCAATGCGGAAAGCTGCCGAACTGAAAGGCGAAAAGGTGCATTTGTATCTGCATATCAATGTGGCTGCAAAATATGGCAACTTTTCCCACCCGATGGGTAATGTGCAGATGAACCGCAAGATGGCAGAGATGCTGATACCTTTGCTGATATCAACCGATTTTATCGGCAAGTGTGAAATCACAGAAGAGCCACAGCAGGTTGACTATAACTTTGACCTATTCCGAAAGTTCCATAATTACACGGGGCATATTTCACAATGGTACTTCCACATTTACCCTGAGTTGACCTGCGACTTGTCCGTGCCGATTAATTTTGATTTGAAGCCAAGTCCTGAAGCCTTTGATATTGTGCTTAACCGCACGGCCCGATATCACAACCCCACTTTTGACTATACCGCATTGCGCCAATATCAAGACCGCATCACTTTTGTAGGGTTGCCCGAAGAGTTCAGGGTTATCAGTGCAAAGCTGCCAAACATAAAACATTACCCCGTTGATGATTTTTATCAATTAGCGCAGGTAATATCTGGCTGCAACCTATTCATTGGAAACCAATCGATGGCCTTTGCCATAGCCGAGCAGATGAAAAAAACTCGAATATTGGAGATTTGCCCGACTGCGCACAATGTTATTCCAACTGGACAGAACGGATATGGGGCATGGACAATCGTAAACCTATTACAAATTTTAAAAATACATGGCTGAAACTTTTAAAGCACACGAAAGGCGCAAAGCGTCAGGATTTTATGAAAAATACATCAAAGGTCAGGGAATAGACATTGGATGTGGCAGGATAGATACGTTTGATGGCATTGACACTATAAGCATGACCGATTGCATTCACCACGATAAGGATGATTGCGATGCCACCACGATGGACAAATACGCTGACAACACTTTCGACTACGTTTACGCATCCCACGTTCTGGAACACCTTGACGATCCCGTGAGCGCAATACAAAACTGGTATCGCATCTGCAAACCCGGTGGGCATATCATTATGAGTATTCCGCACCGTGACTTGTATGAGCGTAAAAAGACATTGCCGAGCCGTTGGAATTTAGACCACCGATATTTTTACCTGCCCTACTCATGTGAGCCACCACATACTTTTAGTGTTGAGGGTATCTTGCTACAATCAGGCATAAAAGAGTATTGGGATATTGAAGTCATCGACACGGCAACAAACAAAGACAAACCCGAAGAGCATAGCAACGGGGAGTTCAGTATTGAAGTAATTATCAAAAAAAATGATTTGGGTAAAACTAACAGACGTAAGGCCAAACGCAAACAACCCTCGCCAAATATCGGGTGATGACTTTGCGTTACTCAAACGGTCTTTAATGCAGTTTCCCGAAATGCTCACCGCTCGGCCACTTGTTTGCTATACATCGGATATGGGTGGCTATGTAATTTTAGGTGGCAACCAAAGATATCGTGCATTGTGCGACATTGGAGCAGAGGAAGTGCCAATCGTGTTGGCAGATGACTGGACACCACAGCAGCGTGATGAGTTTCTAATCAAAGACAACACGCATTATGGCAAATGGGACACGGAAATGCTGGCAAATGAATGGGATGCGGTTGAGTTAGCGGAATGGGGTTTGCATTTTCCTGAAAAGGAAGAAAAGGAAGAAAAGGAAAGTTGCCCGACTTGTGGCAAATCAATATAAAAACATCGGAGATACATCGGTATGGAATTAGAGAAACAACCACATGGCGGAAGCCTGACAAGACCAGCAAAAGGGGAAACAATGAATCCCAACGGCAGGCCGAAAAAGTACGTCACGCTCTTAAAAGAGCAGGGCTATAAATTGGCAGAAATTAACGATACCATTCAGGCTATGCTTTCAATGGATTTGGATGAACTGAAAGATGTATGGCAAAACCCAAAGGCTACCATACTTGAAAAGACCATCGCCAACGCTATGCGGAAGTCATTAGAGAAAGGCAGCCTATATTCGATTGAAACGCTTTTATCCCGTGTGTATGGCAAGCCAAAGGAAACGGCTGATGTCAACCAAAATGTCACAGGAGAAATTAAAATCAGCTTGGATTTGGGAGAATGAAAAGAAAATACCACATATCAAAAAGGCGTGAGAAAAAAATGATTACAATTCATTTTCATTACATCCTGATTAGGAGCGGTTATATCAGGGCAGCGTATCAAAACCTCAAAGAAGCCATTAAAAACTGGAACAAATGAAAGTATTAGCCCTTTGGAACGGAATGGGTGGGGTGGAATACCATCGCCTTTATGTGCCACTGAAACGCCTGCAAATCGACCATGCCGACCAAATCGAAGTTGAGGTATCGCAGGAATTTAATAAATCAGGATTACCGAATTTAAAGCAATATGACCTTGTACTATTCAACAGATGGCTGGGTGCTGACCACTACGAGATTTTACACTACTTGGCAAAGCACAGCATCCCCTATATCATCGACATTGATGACTTTTGGGAACTCCCGAAGTACCACCCAACGTATAAGTTTTTCCGTGAAAACAAACTCAAGCAGGCCATTGTGGATGCCATCCGATATGCCGATGGGGTGACCACCACTACACCGCAACTGGCTGATGAGATAAAGAAACTCAACCGCAATGTGGCAATACTGCCCAACGCATTAGACACTACGGATGAGCATTGGCTATCTGCACCACAGCAACGCGATGTGTTTACATTTGGATGGGTGGGTGGCCTTACCCACTCAAATGATATTATGATAATCAGTGATGCCATTGCCCGGATTTGTGATGAATACGGTGATAAGGTGCGGTTTGTTATCTGCGGATGGATGCCGAACAATTACGTATGGGATAGCATCCTTTATAAGTTCAACGGAAGCACCGGGATACTGCGACCTCAAGTGGTTGTATCGGCAGCGCAAGCACCAAACGAATACGGCAACTTTTACCGCTTATTTGATTGCGCCCTTGCACCTCTGGAAGACACCAAATGGAACAACTGCAAAAGTGAACTCAAAATCATTGAAGCGTCAGCCTATAAGTTACCCGTGATAGCATCAAATGTCAACCCATACATTAACCACGCAGAAAATTACGGGGTGCATTTTACGGACAACAACCCGGATGCGTGGTATAAATCAATGAAGCATTTTTTGGATAGTCAGGAAAGCGCACGGATTTTGGGGGACAACAACTTCTATTACTGCAAAGAGCATCACGACCTTGATAAAATCAACGCACAGCGTTTGGAGTTTTACAAATGCACATCCAATATAAGCGACCGTTCGTAACTGATTACCAACGCAGGATATTGGATAGCCCTGCAAGGTACACCATTACCGCTGCTGCCACCAAAGTAGGCAAGACGGCATCGCATATTATTTGGCTGTTTGAACAGGCATTGCAGTTAAAAGAAAATCAATCCGTGTGGTGGGTTGCACCCGTATATCAGCAAGCAGAAATTGCATTTAACCGTATGCGTACGCAGGTGACCAACAAGGCGTTTTTCAAAGTCAATGAGAGCAAACTGCGACTGACTACACCAACGGGTGGCATCATTCAGTTTAAGTCAGCAGAGAAGCCCGACAACCTTTATGGTGATGATGTCTATGCAGCGGTGTTTGATGAGTTCACACGGGCAAGGGAAGAGGCGTGGTTTGCCCTGCGTTCCACCCTGACCAAAACCGAGGGCAAGTGCAAATTAATTGGTAACGTAAAGGGCAAAAAGAATTGGGGTTATAAGTTGAGTGAACGGGCGAGGATGGGTGAGCCTAATTATGAGTTCCACAAGATTACTGCCTATGATGGTGTCGATGCTGGAATACTGAAATTAGAGGAAGTTGAGCAGGCCAAACGTGATTTGCCACAGCATATCTTTTCCGAGTTGTATCTTGCCGAGCCAACAGAGGATGGCAGTAACCCATTTGGGTTGAGCTATATTTCGCAGTGCATTGAGCCGATTAGCAACCGCCCTGCTGAGTGGTATGGTATTGACCTTGCAAAGTATAGCGACTGGACGGTCATAATTGGATTGGATGCAGAATACAAAGTTTGCCACTTCGACCGCTTTCAAATGGATTGGTCACAAACAGAGCAGCGAATAATCCGCACCATTGGCAGCACACCAGCTGCTTTGGATAGCACCGGGGTGGGTGACCCTATCGTGGAAAAAATACAGCGTGTTTGCC